CTCCGTCTCGTAGAGGAGTTGGAGATCCAGCAAGCCGTAGTCCGGGAAGACCGCGTCGCCGATGTCGAGCGTGCGCTCGTCTTGCAGCGCGCCGTTGAGGCAGTACGTCGTGATCGCGCGAACGATCTTCGACTCGCCGTTGACGGTCGTGATCGGCGTGGCGCCCACGTTGAGCAACGAGTTTTCCTCGGCCGGCGTCCACACGTCCGCGTCGAAGCGCTGGGGCGGTAGGCCAGTGAGGGCCTTGCCGTCGTAGTCGGGGACCGGATCGGTCTGCTCGGTGGCCGCGCGGAGCGCAGCGTTGGCTGCGGCAATCTCGCACGGATGCGCCTCGCAGTTGCGGAACGCCATTACCTGCGCGCGCTGCGCGTTCAGGTCGGTTTGCGCGAGCGTGGTGACCCCGCCGAGCGTGTCGTTGTGGCCAAAGATGAGTTGCTCGAGCTTGATGACTGTCGGGCCGGCCTGCGTGTTGACGAAGGCTTCCAAGCGCGTGGCGTTGCTCGTGTCGTTCGCGGCGCTGGCGATGCGAGCCCAGCGCTTGCCGACGAGAGACGTCGACGTGAGCGCAACCGTGTTGTTTTCGGTGCCCGTGCCGGTGCCTGCGGCGCCCATGCGCACGCCAATGCCGTTGACCGCTGCCGAGCCGACGAGGGTCATCGCGAAGCCGGCGGGGGCCTTCGCCTTGTCGAGGTAGACGATCTGGTCCAGGCCCTGCGCGCCGAGCTGGCGATGCGTGAGCGTGAGCGTGTCCGTGCCCGGGCTGTAGCTTGCGGTGACGGGCAGGTCCGCGTTCGCGTTCCACTTGGCGACGATGTTCGCGCCGACCGTGTCGATCGCGTCGGCCGCGCCGATGTCCACCGTGATGGCGACGCCCGCGATGTAGAGCGTGATCTCGCCCGCGACCGTCCACGTGCCCGAGATGACGCTCGTGACCGTCGCCGCGGTTCCCGCCGACTCCGTGATCGCGAGCATGTACTTCGGAACGTCGGGCGCAACCTTCTGCGCCGCGAGCCACATGCGATGCAGTTGTGAGCCAACACCGCCCGCCGTGATGGCTTCCTCGGCCGAGGTGACCGCGCGGATCTCCGAATCGAGCGTGAGATTGCCGCCGGACGTACGCATCCCGACGAGAAGCAAGTACATCGGCAGCGACGCAGCCGAGACGGTGCCCGATCCAAAGACGATCAAGCCGCCGAAGACGGGGCGCTTGTAGCTGTTGTTGATGCCGACGATGTCGAACGCCATGCGATTCTCCGGGCGCAACGCCGCCGTCCCGCGCGCCTATGGGCGGCAGGGGTGCGCGCGCGAAAACTGTCTGGTCAGGAGGGCTGCGAGCCCTCGCCCTTTGCCGACTCTTTGGCCGCGGATTTCGCCGCTTTCACGGCGTCTTCCTTCGATTTCTTCGCTTTTGCGTCGAGATCGCCGTGCTTTTTCGCGTCGAAGGGGGCGCCGCAAAGCTTGGCCGTCTCGGCGTCCGCGGCGAGCAGATCGCCGTCGAGCACGCAGCGGCGGTAGTACGCCGTGAAGGGCACCTCCACCGACGCGTCGGCAAAGACGAAGTGATACTTCTTCGACTTCGTGAGCTTCTCGAGGTCGACGACCGCACCGACGAATCGGTCGAGCGCCATCTCGTGAAGCACTGCCCCGCGCTCGGGGTTGGCTCGTACCTTCAGGTTGGGCATGTTTTCTCGGTCAGGTGAAGGTGAATGCGTTCGGGAGCGAGTAGCTCTCCGTGCTTGGATTGGTCACGACGCAGGCCACAATGCCCGCCGCGTGCGCCGGAGTGACGGCGGTGATGGTTGTCGGGCCGACGACCACGATGCTCGTGCAGGCAACCCCGCCGAGCTCGACGCCCGCGCCGTCCATGAAGCTCGAGCCGGTGATCGTGATGGCCGTTCCGCCCGCCGCGGTGCCCGTGCTGGGCGCCACACCGGTGACGACGAGGTCGAACAGGAAGTCTTCGGTCTGAATCTGCGGGGCTTCGCCGCCGGTCATCTGACCGGACACGCCACCGTCGAACGGGTCCCAGCGCGTGAGGTCGAGGTTGAGCTTCTCCTCGATGAGGAGCTCCATCGAGAGGCTCGGGTACCTCAGCGGCTTGACGCCGGCCTCTTTCGCTTCGACCGTGACAAGCTCGAAGCGAGCGCGGCCGTGGGTGATGCTGCAGAGGCCAAGGTGGTCGTAGACGAGCGAGCCGAGGTACGCGGCCTGCGCCTCCGTCTCGCCCGGAAGGATGAAGCTCGGTGTGCGACCGCGATCGAGGGCGATGTCGATCGCCGAAACCAGCGCGTTCATGTAGGGGAGCCTGGCGCGTTGCCGGTCCTGCGCGACGCTCTGGAAGATCCAGCGCAGCATTAGCGTCGACGGGCGAATGCGCCAGTCTTGGGCGATCTGCCGAGGCCGTCCGATTTCGGACCGGTGAAGGAAGAGCGCCGGGAGTTCGTTGTCGTTGAACCACGCGATCGTCGGATCGTGCGGGTACGCTTTGACGACGACGTTGGGCCGGTCCTTGGAGATGGCTGCCCACGCGATCGTCGCGTTAGCGTCCGTCTTCAGGAATGTGACGAGGTAATCGAGGAGCCGCTGGAGCAGCGGATCGCCCGCGCTCTCCCCAGCCGCCGGGGTCGCCGTGGGGATCGGTAGTACGCCCCACGTGTCCGCCATTGGTCACCTTTCGAGCTTGTCTTTGAAGCGGACGACGGCGCGCTCGGTGCCGCGCTCGAGCGACGCTTGCGCGCGCTGCGATGCCTGCGGCGTGAACGGGTACGCGCGCGCGCGCGACGTTCCTGCGTCCACGTGGCTGGCGTAGTCCGCCGGCCAGCGCATCTCTGCTTCGCTTCGGACGGGTACGGCGCGTGCCGAGCCAGAGAGCCGAAACGTTTGGTCTTCGTAGGGGTGGTTCGCCTGCGCCTCTTGGATGCCGGCTTCAGCCGCCTCCAGAGACACCGTGCGAAGCTCGTCCCTCATGTCTTCTTCGGCGCGCGCGGCCTCGACGAGAAGCTCGTGTGCGCCTTCGATCTCAGCGGTGAGGTGCATGATTAGAGCGGATGGTCCGAGTCGAACGGACTCTGCATCGCTTGGAAGGCGAGCCTGCGCCGGTGCATTTCACCCGCACGTTGTCAGAATTCGCCCATGCCGCCGACGAACACCTTCACGGGTTCGTCCTCGTCCTCGACTTGGCTCACGATGGAGGCGCCGTCGAGCGCGGACGGCTCTGGCGCCGTGTCGATGCCGAGCGTGGTCTCCCGCTTTCGCATGCGGGTCAGATCGCGCTCAGCGGCGATCATGCGCTTCTCCCAGTCCTGCCGGACGATCTCCGGATGGCGCTGGCCGGCCATCGCTTGCGCGACGTCGAGCGTCATGCGCTTCAGTTCGGCAGGCACCGGGCTCGGGAGCGTCGCTCCATAGGTCGGCTGGTAGTAACTCAGCACCTTCGACTCGGCGTCGGCGATGAGTTGGTCGACTGGGTTCGTGTCCGCGACGCCATCATTGTTGTCGTCGAGGATGGCCCTGACAACGTTGATCGACATTCGGCTCTCGAGGTCGGTCTGCGCGATGATGACGCCCACGCGGTCACTCCTCGGACTTCACCCCGACGAGCTCGAGGCACGAGAGGGTTGCGGCCACGTGCTCGGGGAGATCGACGATCTCGCCGGCTGCGTAGGTCTTGCCGTCGAGGCTGAGCGATCCGTGAGCCCACACGCGCCGCTTGGTCTCCTGCTTCGCCTCGGGCTCGTCGTCCTTCGGCTCGGCGGATGCTTGGTCGGCTTTCGCCGCCTCGCGCTCAGCCCGCTCGCGGGCTTTGCGCTCTGCCTTGGTCTCCTGCTTCGCCTCGGGCTCGTCGTCCTTCGGCTCGGCGGATGCTTGGTCGGTTTTCATCACGTTCAGGCGATGGCGTTGACGACGAGGTAGCCGGTGTCGCCCGCGACGACCTTGTGGTCTTCGCTGACACCGACCTTGGCGAGGTAGCCGCCGGCCTTGCCGACCGCGGCGTCGAACCACTCGTTCGTGACCGGATCGCCGGCGGAACGGAAGGTCGATCCGAAGTGTGCGCTGCGGCGCGTGGCGCGCTCTGCAACGCGGAGGATGCCGAGGTGCTTGCCCCAGATGCGCGGGTAGGACGCTGCCGCGCCCGCGTTCGCCGTGTCTTCGCGCGCGGCCCCGATGAGATAGTCGTCGCAGTCGAAGTAGCGCGCGAGTTGCTGACGCGTTGCCAGCCCCTCCGTGGTGTACTTGAAGAGATCGCGGAGCGCTGCGTGGCGCGCGAGGACGTTGTAGACTTCGAGGCTCGAGAACATCACGCGGCGCGTGCGTCCCTGGCCCATCCACAACGCCGCGAGGGCGTCTTGGACGTTCTTGATCGGGTCACCGCCGCCTGCGCTGTTCCACTGATCGGAACCCGCGAGGGTGACCGTGTTGCCGGCGTAGTTGCCAGCGGTCGTGACGATGGTTGCAATGCGCTTCTCGCGCTTGAAGGCGAGCCCGTCGTTGATGGCCTCGATGAGGTCAAGCATCTCGTCGAAGGGCGCGTCCTGGTTGTTGACGGTCTCGACGTCGACGAAGTTCTGCAGCGCGTAGTCCTTCACGCTGTAGTTGTCCGAGCTGCGGCTCTCGCTGAGCTCGTTGGCGCGACCGCGCGCACCGATCGCGTCGTCGGGAAACGCGAATCGCTCGCGCTTCGGGAAGACGGCGTAGTCGTCGGAGCGTTTGCCGCACGGAACGATCGGCATCAGGCTCTCGCCGATGTACTCGTCGTTCTTGTACTGCACCGACAGGTTCGCGAGGAACGCGTTCGAGTGCACCTGCGACGGCGAGACGCCCTTCAGGTGGAGAATCGAGTCGTTCAGGCGCTTGGCCCTCTCGACATCCTCGCCAACACGCGCGCGCAAGAGGCGACGCGTTTCCTTGGCGAGCTTCTCGTAGTGGAGGCCCTGCTCCGTCCGCTGCGTTTGGATGATATCGGCGGCAGAAAGTCCAACGGTCATTGTCTTTGTCTTTCGATGTGCGGCCGCTCGCGCGGCGGTAGTTTGGTTGAGGGGCTCAGGCCATCACGGTGCTGTGCCGCATCGGCATCAGACCCACGAGGTCGCCGACGACGCCGGACTGGAGGAAATAGCCAGCGATGTGCACCAGGGTGGTCCCGCCGCCCACGGTCTGATCGGTGAGACCATCCGCTGCGTTGACGGCAGCCGCGCCGCGCGTTGCGCCGCCGGTGCCGACCTTGACCTTGATAATGCTCGCGCCGCACAAGAGGGCGACTTGCACCTTCGCGGCAGCAACGGCGGACTCGATTGCGATGCCGAAGCCCGCCTCGTTCGCGCCCGCGTCCTCGACCTCGTCGTCGGCCGCGCCGAACTTGATCAGTCGATTGGCTGTTGCCGCTGCGGCGGCCTTGACGGTGAAGGTGCGGATGACCGCGTTCTCGAGGTTCTCGTGTGCTCGCGTCGCCATGGAAATCTCCGTTCAGCGAGCTCGGCCCGCTGTCGTTGTCGTTGTCGTTCTTTGGTGGGTGAGGCGCTCAGTTGCGCGCGGACTTCTCGATGCCGTCGACGAGATCGCCGAGGTCGTCTGCTCCGGGCGAGGCCTTCGTGGTGGCTGCCGGAACGATCTGCTCGTCCAGCCTCATCGGCTGGCGCTTCGAGATCATGTCGTCGAAGAGGGCCTTGTCGGCCTTGCGCAGCTTCACGAAGCTGTCCTTCTCGACTGGGGCGATCTTCTTGCCGATGAGCGCGCCGACCTCGAGCTCAACGAGCTTGTCGTTGGTCTCGCCTGCGGACTTGAGGGCCGCGTCGCGCTCGGCGACCGCCTTCGTGTGCTCCTCGCGGACCGTCTCGAGCGTCGCTCGCGTCTCGGCGAGGGTCTTCTCGACAGCGCGCACGTCGGCTTCGCGCTCGGCGAGGTCGGTGTTGGCTTTGTCGAGGGCTTTCTGGAGGGCTTCGCTCATTGGATTGGTCTCGGGGGCTGGCGGTGAGGGTTTGGTGTCGTTGGGCGCGCGAACCGCACGCTGTTTCATCTTGGCGAGCGCGTCCGGGTTTGCCGGCAGCGGGACGACCGAAATCTCGTAGAGCTCGTTGTCGTCGAGCACGAGAACCTCTTGGTCGTTCTCCATCTCGTAGCGGTACGTGTGCGGCCTGAAGCCGACGCTGACCGCGCGGAGCGTCTTTTGCTGGATCGACTGCCAGACCTGCTCAGCGAGCGGGTTGGCCTCGGCGGTGGCGAACTTGAGGGTGCACTCCAGTTGCCCGTCGACGACGGCCACGGCGATGCATTGTCCTACGGGCAGGGCGTGTCGATCGTGCGCGAAGAGGACGATGGGGTTGCGCTGGTAGCGTTCGAGGTCCCAGTGCTGCACGACGCGCTCGTCGTAGCTATCGAGCGCATCGGTCGATGCGACGAACGTAGCCGTACGCGATCCCTCGTCAGAAGCTCGGAACCGCAGGCCATCCGATCGAGATACGAAATCGTCCGGTAGCTCGGGGGCGAGGGCGCGCGGTGCTTTCTGTTCTGCATGCGTCAAGGTCACTCCTCGGCGGGTTCTTTTGGCGTGGCTTCGGGAACCGTTTCCGGATCCGGCGGCTCGACACCCACGACCTCTTCGTCGTCCTTCGGGGTCGGAGCGCCCACCTGTTTGCGCACCCAGTTAGCCGCGAGACGCAGCCGAACGTTGGGGCCGGCGAGCTTGTCGATGCCCTCGGCGAACGCCTTCAGGTTGACGTTGTCTTTGACGATGAGCCGGAAGTAGGGGATGGGGGCGGTGTCGCCGAAGTTCAGCGCGACCATCGGAGCGATGACGTCGCGCGTGACGACCATCGAAAGGTTCCGGACGTCGGACTTGAGGATCATGTCCTCTTTGCGTTCGCCGACCTTGGCCTGCGCGTAGCCGCTCGAGGCCGACGCCTCGGTCGTCTCGGTCTGTCCGAGTACGGCCTTGCTCATGTCGCGGCCGACGTGGTCGCGCAGAGATTCGTGGTTGCCCTTGCCCTGACCGCCGCTGCCCTGGGGCCACTCCGTACCGATCTCGACGGTGTTCGGGATCGCCGCCACACCGTTCGAAGTCAGCGCGCGGAGGATGCTGATCAGGTCGTTGACGTCCTTCTCTTCTGCGAATTGCGTCCGGTCGTACGTGGCGATGCGCTGGGGCTTCCAGGCAATCTCGCCGAGCTTCAGCCAATCGGCGAGGCTCCAGTTGCGGAACATTGCGGCCCACACCAGGGGCCGCATGAGGCCCTCGCGGACCTCGACGTCGCCGTTAATGCGCGGCTGGCTGCAAACAAACTTGTTGGGGACCGACTTGAAGTCGATCTCTTTCGGTGACGCGGGGTCATCCCGAAAGATGAGCCGGCCATCCGAGCGACGGAAGCCGAA